CCCAGTTCTTGGCACCGACCTTGCGGCACTTAGAGATAGCACCGGAGGCGTAGGCCGAAGGGAAGACTTTGTAGCGCGCCTTGACCTTAGAGTAGCACTCATCCTTGGCGCTACCGCCTTCAGCCATACGCTTTGCCTTAACCTTGCCGCCCTTGGCGTACATGGTGACCTTGTCGGGGTTGTCCTTTCGACGAATAGTCTTCGCCTTTGGCATCTTAGACGCCATCATAGCACCCATACCCCGACAAGGTCGCATATCAGCAGCCCTTCGTCTTTCCGCCCATGGCCATCTTCGGCATCTTAGCCTTGGTCATGGCACGGCCCATCGTGTCAGGCGACTTCTTGGTCATGGCACGACCGGCCTTATCGGCCATCTTCTTCATGCCCATCTTCTTGTCCTTCATCTCGAACTCCTTACCTACCTTAGAGGAAACGCCCACCTTCTTGGCGAACTTGGGGTTGTTGGCTACCGCCGCCATGAAGCTCTTCTGCTTGGGGGTCTTGCTAGGCATGTTAGTCCTTCCGGAGAAATTTTTGCACCGTATCGGTCTCATAGATACGAATGCCAGTCCAGATGATGGTGAAAATAGCGGCAACAGCCGGAAGCATGTCCATTATAGTCCCAACAACGGTAACCATAGAGACCGCGTCCAGTAGGGTCTTTGATTCGTCAGTCATATCAGCACTTCCACGCGCGAAGAGATTTGTTGATACGGCTATTAGGGTCGTTAGCAGTCTTGGATGACGTCAGCTTCTTCTTCATTCCGGACATCCGGGCGCAGAATGACTTCTTGCGGCTACCACCTTCAGGCTGCGGGGCCTTGAGCCCCGGCTTCCCCGGATTGGCTTTGTTGTAAGATGCACGCCCCTTGGCGTTCAGCCCGCCCTTTTCGGACTTGCCTTCCTTACGTTGCCAAGCCGGGGTCTTAGCCATTAGCAGATTTTCCCTTTGGTGTGACCCTTCTTGGCAATGCCATCAGCGCGCTTGGAGACGGAACCGCCCTTGGCGTAATCACGACCCGGATTAGCTGCCGCCCGGAAAGGAGCCTTGATAAAGTCCTCCAAGGCATTTGAACCCCGACGCAGACCTTCTTTCATGCCAGTTTTTGCAGCGCGGGCCGACTCTGAACCAACGCGCATACCCGAAGCGGGCTTGCTCGCTGGAGTCTCAGGCCTCGGCTTCGGCTTCGGCTTCGGATTCGGCTTCGGATTCGGCTTCGGATTCGGCTTCGGCTTCGGATTCGGCGCTTCGGCCTTCAGCTTAGGCTTGTTCGCCGGGGTAGCGGCGCGGGGCTTCGGTTTGGCCTTCATCATGTCGGCAGCTTCACGAGCGCGCGCAGCTGCGAGGTTGGCGTCCATCAGCTCCTTGTCGGTCAAGGCGCGGCGCATATCGGTGTCAATCTGCGGCATACCAAGGCTCAGACCGCTGGTGTCGCTTGCAGCGCCACCCATCACGAGGTCGCCATCAGCGTAGCGCTTCTTGGTCATGCCACCCTTCTTGTAGCCGCCAGAACCAAATTTATTCTTCTTCATCATACAAACCGTCCTTTCGTCTTACCCTTGGTGGCGCAGCCGTCTGCGCGCTTGGAGGCCGTGGAACCGCCCTTGGCCATCTTCTTGACCATACCGCCCTTACGCATCATTGGTTCTGCGGAATCGGCAGCTACCATTGGCTCTCTCACCATTGGACGACCGGGCATAGCGCCAGCAGCTTGTTCTTGTGCGCGTTTTTTCTTGGCGAGCAGCATACCCATGACACCCAAACCGCCGCTACCGGCGATTTTGTTGACTGCACCTTTGTTGGTGGCTGCGAGTCCAGCTAAGCCGAACATACCGCTTTTCCCAAGTTTTCTTAGAATGCTCATTACGCTACGTTCCTCTGCGGAGGGACAACCATCGGGTAAAGGATATCCTTACCGTAGTTGCCGGTGTATTCCTGCACGCCCATATGGCCTAGCGAGATTGCCGGGTCGATCCAGACGTCGAAACCGAGTTCACGTGCACGGTCACAGAAGAGGAAGTCTTCCCCCATGTAACCTTCTTCCGTAACTTGGAAATCAAACATCGCAGTGAGCGTACGATCCGAGCGAGTATCATAATATCTCCACTCCGGATGGGCTGCTGCCATTTGCTCAAAGACCTCACGGCGCACCAACATGAAGGCAGTCGCCACGCGCTTGGCACGGACAAGGCCCATACCGTTCATCGTGAGTTCGCCGTTCTCGTCGTAGTCCAGCGTGGCGATGTAAGTCTTGGTTTCGCTGCGGGTGCGCGGGACACCAGCGATGATACCCTTCTTGGGGTCGGTGCTCCACGCCATAAGGCGGAAGATGTCTTCAGGCTCGAAGTTGATGTCCGAGTCGATAAACATGAGGTAGTCGCAGTTGGACTCCAGCAGGTCTTGCGCCAGCAGATTGCGAGCACGGGAGACAACAGAACAGCCACAAATGCTGCCAATCTGAATATCAACCCCGTGCTGCGCAGCCTGTTGCGCAAAACGAGCGAGCGAAACCGCCAGCTTCAAGGACACCTTGAAGTCGTATGCAGGCAGAGCAACGAAGATGCTCTTACCTGCTAGGTCGTAGCTCTTTTGCACCTGCATAGGTCACCCGTAGAAGACGGTAATGGAAGCGGTATTGGTCAGCGTACCATGCAATCCATTTTCAGCGAGCACACCCTGATCTGGCACTGGGATAAAAAAGTCACCCGTGTCAGCAGAGGCGGAAGTTGCCAACGTGAACAAGACTTCGCCGCCCGAACCCGAAGCTACAACCACAGAACCAGCCGAAGCACCGTTTTTAACATAGATGCCCTTCACACGGGTGCGGAAGGTCACGTCGGCGTTAGTCTGAGTTTTAAACATGCCGGTGGCAGCCAAGGGCTTAGTTACTTTGACGTCAGTCTGCATCGCCATCGGATTTCTCCTTCTTAGAGGTTACCGATTAGGCTACGGTTGTTCCGTAGTTGGAGACAACCATCCAGCCCAGCGTGGTGAGATACTGAAGCGTAACAGCGTCGCCCGCATCGTTGAAGGTGATCGTGGTGTAACCAGTTTTTGTGGTCGGGGTCAGAGTGCCGTCGCCGCCGTCAACGACCATAATAATGGTCAGAAGCTGACCGTTCGTGCCATTGGCCAACGTTAGGGCGTTCGCCGCAGTCGTGGTCAGGCGTACAGTCGAGGCAGTTACCGGCACAGCGCCAGCGCCAGAATGAGTTGTAACAGTGCCGAACGTGCGGCCAGTCAGGTCACCGGTCACGTTGCCAGTGACGTTACCAGTTACGTTGCCAGTGATGTTGCCAGTGAAGTCACCGACGAAGCCGTTGGTCGAGATTACCGGACCTGAAAAGGTTGTATTTGCCATCGAAATTCTCCGTGTAGTAGCACCACCCCATACCGTCTCTACTACGTCTGCTAGGGCAGTCGGTATGGATCAATTACCTAGTTGAGTAGGCATAACACTAAAAAGAAAAGAGGGGAAGAAGTTTCCCTCTCCCCCTCCCCCTGTTTCCTTAGGCAGCGCCTTCGGAAGCGAACATGCCCAGCGGGTCAGACCAGCCGAACGAGTAACGCTCACGGCTCTTGTAACGGACGTTACCGGTGTCGAAGTCGCCGTCCATGCTCTGGGCGAGCGGAGTACGGACGAAGTGCTTCAGACCATTCGGAACATCAGTCGTCAGGAACCAAGCATCGGTGTCGGTCAGGAAGTGGTTAACGGTGTAACCTTCCGGAATCGAGCCGTTGCTCTTGATAGCGTTGATGTTGTTGTCAGCCGTGTTCACCTGAAGCTCGGTTTCGAGCAGTCGGGTTGCAACGAACTGGAGGCTCGGCGGAATCACCAGCTTCTTCGGCTTTGCAGCGATCAGAAGCCCACGTTCATCCGTCCACGCAGCGATCTGAATAACAGCGTTTTCAAGTGCCGTTTCGTTCAGGTCGGTAGCGACAGCCGGGATGTTCGAGTTGACACCACCAGAGACCAGTGGGTGAGAGGCCGAGAACAGCGGTTGACCGTCACCACCGGGGTAATCGGTATCAAAGCCGTTGTTCAGAACCGCCGCAGCCTTGGTCTGCTTGGTATACGACATGGCACGAGCCAACGCCTTGGTATAACGAGCCGAGAGGCTGTCATACAGGTTATCTTCGATGGCTTCTTCCGTGAGCGAGAACCCGAGGGCAATCGTCTCATGGTTGTAGCGAGCCGTGAAGACTTCCTGAGCGTTGTCGTAGGCGATAGCCGAACCTTCGTTCTTAACCGGAGCAGCCGAGAAGCCCGACAGCTTGGTTTCTTCTTCGAACGAACGCTCAGAGGTTTCCGTTTCGAAAATCTCTTTGTGCTCTTCGCCATAGCGAGCGTATTCCAGACCGAACAGGGCGTTCAGGCCGGGCAAAAGCTCCTTGAGAAGCTGTGCGCGTGAAATTGCCATTGTTCAGTCTCCTTATGCGAGGCCAGTGGGGTTCAGGTACTGATGCATACCCTGATTCCACTTGACGATAACTTCGGTGTAAGAACCGGGGCTACCGACAGGCGAGGTTTCATGGACAACATCAACAACACGAATCGGCCATGTCGAGGTAGTACCTTCGGTCGAGTCAACACCGACCTTCGAGTTACCCGTGATGGTCGAACCGGTGTTGTTTGCACCGTTTGCCAGCTTGACGTTCGAGCCGACAGCAGCCTGAGTCAGGTAGCTGACGGTATTCGAGTTGGTGCCAGCGCACACAGCGACCTTGAACAGCGCGTCCGGGTCATCAAGGACGTAAGCCGTGATGTCGGAAATGCTCGTGGTGCCGGGATAGAACTGGCGGAAGGTCACGCCGTACACCGGATCGGTGTAAGTGCAACCAAGGAAGACACCAACCGGCGTAGCAGCGTCAGTACCGGTATCCTTGCCAATCGTACCACTAGCAAGCAGCTTCACAACGTCACCGTAGAAGATGGCAGTTGCAGAGTTGGTTGCGATGGGGATTTGGCGAGTGGAACCGGCAAAAACCTGCCCGCCGATCAGATTGATCGGAATAAGCCCATACGGGCTTGTAACGGAAGGATATGCCATTGTTAAGCTCCTAGCTTAGCGTTTGCCACTACCGAACGAAGTCGTAGACCTTTTCTCCCTGAAGAGGGGCATACGATTATCGTTTTCGCGCATGAAGTTGTTGTCTACCGAGTCCATCTGAGCTTGATTCTTCTGCGCAAAGTAAGCCTTACGCTGTTGCATCATCTCATTCGGGGCTTTGCAGAGCAGCAACCCACCTACCTCGATATTGTCTTTGTAGCGGCTGTCTGGGTCGGTCATGCCATCAAACTGTGGTTGCTCTTCGATACGGACCGGCTCCCAACCTTCACGTCGTTTTGACATTAGGTTCTGGCCGTCTGCTTTACCTGCTGAAGCAACACGAATCCAACGGTACGAATAACCCGGCTGTTGATCCGGTTCTGGCAGCAACGAGGCCGGCTGCCATACTTTGGGCCTCTCCGACTGTTCACGTGTTTTACGAGGTGCACGACTAGATGAAGTCTGAGCGTCCAACTCGTCCATAAGGCTACGATCCGTCATATCAATTCTCCATCTTCATTACTTCGCGAGCATATTGCTCGGGAGTCAGCCCAAACTTCTTGGCCACAGCCAATTGGGTTGTACTAAGCCTAATCTTTTTGGAGGATCGGCTACGAGAAGCGGGAGCGACAACGGAAGCAGCCCTAGGTTCACGTGTGACAGCTCTGGAGTCACCGTTAGCCACTTCGCCTTCCCCGAAATAATCAGGGAATCTACGACGGATTGTTTTGTCAACCGCCGTCCAATATTCGTCGGAGCCAACAAACTGCTGGCCTCGTTCGTTTACGAGCTTTTGGTGCAGCCCGAGCGCCGAGGCAGTCATCTCCGGGTCTGTGCCGTACCATTGATTGCGCTCTTGCCACGCCATCGTCGTACGGTCAGGTTGCTGGATACTAGCCTGCCCTTGCGGAATTTGTACCTCAGTTTCTGGTGCCTGTAAAGTAGGGCGATAATTATTAAGCTGCTGCATCTTGAGCGCTGCATCAGTTAGCTTGCGCTGTGACTCCACAACACGATTTGCATCACCCGCTTCATAGGCATCACGGTACAACCGCTCCGCCTCTTTAAGTTCGTATTCTGTCTGTTGCTTATAACTCAACAGCAAGTGGTTTTCGCCGTCGCTCAACGTAGACTTCAGTCGCTTGTTTTCTTCAAACAAACGCTGAGCAGCGCTAAGAGTTTCCTGCTGTTCACGGAACGCGCGCTCCTTTTCACGGCGCTCGTCGTGCCAGACCTTCTTCATCTGCTTAAGGCGGAGCTTTACCTTCTCCGAATACTCCTCAAGCTCATCAGCTTCTAGCTCGTCCACGATCTCCTTGGGCATAGGCTCGCGCCCACGGTCCTGTTCCGGAGTGTCGTCTTCGACCTCAATATCGGGTTTACTTCGCGGTTCAGAAACAGGGGTTTCGTCAGTCTCGATCTCAAATTCAAACTCGTCGTCTGGCTGGATAGCCATGATTACGTCTCCTTTTGTACGGGCAAGCCCGTTTATTTGCGCCGAATACCCCTCGGGTCTTCGACTACTGCTTCCACGCTATCGTCATTGATAATGCGGAACTCACGGCCATGGATTTCCACCCGAGTGCCCGCATTGGGGCGTACAAGGACAAAATCGCCTTCTTCGCACCACGGGCCAGAGGGAAACCGCTTTGCGTCAGCGTAGGCATCAGGGCCTACTTTGACGACAAACAGCACAGTCGTAAGGAGTTCTTCCCGCTCAATCGTGCTACCGGTCTTGAAGATGCCACCCGTGGTCTTCTCTTCAATGTCGGGGATGGCACACAGGATGCGATAGCCCTGTGGGTCGGGAAGCTGCTTAGCCCGGTCCTCGACGGGAACTTCAGGCTCTTTGAGTGGTGCGTTGAGCACTTTGCCGTCCACGCCCACAAGGGCAGCGGCTGCAATACCTACGATCTCAGTCATCATCTTGCTCCAGCTTTTGGGCTGTCTCGATAATAATATCCTTAGCGGTCAGAAGGCCGCGATACCGACCACAGGCGAACTTGTAGTCACCAATCTCGGACGCTTTACCCATCGCAAGGTCACGCTCGATGTCCTTGCACGCTTCGTCTATCCTGTGAGCTAGGTGTAGTAAGACTGTACTCATTCATTTTCCTTAAGTGGTGCGTTGGAAACAGGGGGTTTCTCTGCGTTTTGTGCCATCTGCGAGGTCTCACGCGCGACTTGCACGCCGATGCGAAGCCCGGCTTCTTGCTCCTTGGCGGACAAATTAGCTTTATCCGTTGCAATCTTGGCCCCAACTTGGAGACCAGCGATTTCTTTCTGCGCGGCGATGCGCTCGCGTTCCACGTCCATACGATCCGTCTTCTCA